TAAGTTTGCTCGCTTAGATGACATAATTCCGTAACCAGCACCTGTAATGTTAACATTTAAACTTTTTAACGACATAAACGGCATGATTGGATCTAGCACAGGGTCGTTTATGTTACCATTCTTACCCATCCCAAAACTACCGTTTTCTTTGTTAATTTTTGCATTACTAAAGGTTTGTGGTGTTGTGAAAACATCCATAAAGCTATAATCATAATCATTTTCACGGACTAGTTTTTCTGTTATTGTCTCTGATTCTTGTACAGGTGTAACTTTGCCAAAATTAGCGTCGTCTGACAAAACAAAATCACCTGAATCTTTATTCTTTACAAATCTTAAGTAAGCTACTTGATTTAAGTTACCGATTCTATTTTTTTTGTTTCCGTAGTTAATTGTCATGACTTGTATGTTGATATATGGTACACATTTTGACATTTCCAAAGGAGATATTGCGTTAAAAAATATCGGTAAGTGTGATTTATTTCTTCCAGAAAGGCTAGCTTTAGGATGCCTCACAACAATTCCGCACAAGTTAGGCGTCGTAAATCTATCACCATGCTGAGATCCGTTTGTGCTATTAACTTCCGGGTGTTTTCTCTCACCGCCTGGTGATATATCTGTGGTGTACTCTTTTACTTGTGTTCCGTTTTGATTCTTTGTAAAAATGACTTTACCATCTGAACCTGTTGCAATTGTTCTTTTTCCTGTTGGTTCACTAAAATGACAAATATGATCACCCATGTGAACTTGTTCTTCAAAGTCTTTTCCAGGAAATATGAGCTTAGGAACACAATCAACAAATGCATTGTTTTTAAAGGCTTTTAAACCATTTCTATTTGATCCTTTAACGGGCGGGAAGATGTGTAAAAATTTTCCTAGACTGTCTAAATTAGAGTTATTTCCGTAATTAGTTATGTATGAAAAAGTTTTATCATGCATCTTACCACCAAACATATCACTAAAAAAGTAAGTACCTGTTGTTCTATCTAAAATTCTAGACGCAACATTTTTTATAAAATTTTCTAAAGCGGGATCTTTTTCATCACCTACTTCTTCTAGTGCTGATCTATATTCTTTTTGTATATTTCTACTATCAGAAAATAAAAATATATCATTGTAGGATGAACCAAGAATATAACCATCAAATTCGTTAATTGCTTCTAAAAAATTTTCATAACTTAAGTTGTAGTTACTTATAGAATCTAATTTACCTTTTCCAATCACAGAATAACTCCAAAGACTTCAGAAATACTATTAGGTATTCTTATTATTGTACCTGGAGGTACTTGTAATGCGTATCCAACACCACTTGCACCGGCAAGTATCCACCAAAAGCTAGAATCACCATAGTTTATACCAGCTAGATAGTCTAAGCGCTCTCCTTGTTCAAGTACATGCACACTATAACTTAAAGTACCGTTCTCAATTGCTCTATAAATTTGATAACAAGCACTAGAAATCCCTACAATCTTTTGATCATTCGAATCTTTTCGCTGTACTGAAAATGAGTATCTTGATAATGCCATTTATTACTCCTAACCGTTATTTTGACCTTTTACGCGAGCTGCCTTTCCGCCTTCATTTCTAAATTTTAATTCTGCAGATTTACCGTTATCACTGTACACATCACCTGATATGTTTCTCATAACTTCCCCAACATTATAAAGTGGGGCCTTGTTGTACCCGCTGTGATCTAATCCAGGTGGTAAATCATGGATAACATCAAAACTAAATGATATCTTTACTCCCATCGGCGCGCGCGCATTATAATCAACTTCCCATGGAAACTTATCTAACCAGTTAAACGTGATACCCTTTATCACACCGGCTAAGCCGCGACCTTTTGTTGTTTCAATAGCACGAACATACGGATTTAATTCCGGCTGCATAAATAAAGCTTCATCGCGCAAATACTGTGATCTGATAAAATCGTTAATCTCGTTTGGTATACCACTATTTAAAGTGTATTCATTCATTAGTGAATTTAGTCCTAAGTCACCTAATGCTGCTATTGGATCTGATGCAAACAAAGCAGAGCCAATTACAGAATTATTAAATAGCTCTTTAGGGTCTGGCAATATATCCGCGTGTCTTACAACAAGATGTTGTTGATTATTTTCTTCTGAAAGCTCGATCGGAGCGGCAGGATCAACAACTTTTACTAAGTAGCCTATTGTATGAGGCAATCCAGCCTGATCTGATAAGCTGGACATTGGACCTTTTTTCATGATTCTTACTTTTATTCTTCGAGGTAGTAAATATTTTTTACCTGTTTCAGAAGAAAAATATCCGTTTATCATGTTCGGTTTTAATATCATTTGTCTAAAAGTAAATATGTCAGTTCCGTTATTGAACTCACCTACTCCGTAACCAGTAGTTAACGTTTTGTCTGCTAAAAAAGAAAGAAGCTTTGATGTTTGATCATCGCCTGGTATGCTCTGATTAGGGTCAGTTAATTGCAAAATTATATTATCAACTGCCAGTGGATTAGCAAAACCATTAACTAAAATATTAGAAGCAGCGCTAATCAAGCCTGCAGACGCACTAGATTTTAGCATTTTTGCTAATCCACCCGCACCAGATGGAACTGCGCCTGCTGCCGCGTTAATAATAGAGTGAGGCGAGCCAAATGATCCTAGCCAAACTTTAAGAATAACGTTAGTAAACCCATTATAAAGATTACTTAAAGGGCCAACGCTTGATACTAACGAACCTAGTGTCGGCGTTTGATTGATTTTAGCATTTACATTTTCATCGCCAATTCCAAATGTGCGAGCTAATCCAAACCTAGAATAATTTGATTTAATTACGTCACCAACCCTTAATCTTACTATTGGTGAAGCTCCTACTACTTGACTAAAAGGCTGATAAAATTTTGATCCGGCGCCGTTAGAAACCATTGATCCGGGAGTATATTGTGGGTATAGTAATGTAACAAATTTATTTATCTTGTACCACATAGAATCAAAATCTTCTCTATTAGTCGCAAAAAGTGTAAATCCTACTTGTAAACTTCTAGAAGTACTTTGGTATATTTGTACTGCATCTGCGCGACCGTAAGCACTAACAGAAGTAAAGTTTGGATTAATTGAATCTGTTAATTGATCTAAAAAAGCATGAAAAGAAATAATTTCATTAGTTCTTAAATCTTGCAAGTAAAAAGGCACATACTCAGAATCTAATTGATCTTCTAAGACTTTTACTACTTCATTTGGTATTCTATTAAAGGATCCATCTACATCTATACCCATATAGGTGTTGGACGCTAATTTTGAACCTAACATACCCCTAGCTGGGTTTTCTCCCTGTACTGTATTATTCAATAAACTAGCTGCTCTTATGATATTAGCAGGTAAAATATACATTGAAGGTGTTGTATTACTACTCCAAGAGAGTTCATTTTTGTTAAAACCATTATTTTTTCTAGACTTACCAGGAATTGATAGTGTGTCTGGTATTGCGTCTACGTCTCTTGATCTTTTAAAGTTCTTGTCTGACAGATCCGTTTTAACACCATCTGTCGATGCTAAACTAATATCGCCCATGACTGCTAAAACATTAAAAAATCTAATAAATTTATTCGAGTCAATTAAATCTTTATAAACAGCAAACAGTTCTTTTGTCGACAAACCTTGATTTAAATCTTCACCAGAATATTTTTGATATACACTGTCAAAAGATTTAAGTGCAGATCTGGCAACAGCGATCCAGAAACCTGGTGATTGTGATAGCAAGTTTTGATTAGCAACTTTTTCAGCGTTGTCACGATCACTTCCAAATAAAATTTCCAAGCCTCTATCCACAGCGTCACCGTAAGAATAGGTTGTGTTTGTAAGTAAAGAACCAAAAATAAAATTATCTAACTGTAAAGATCCTAATTGTCTTGATTTACCTAACATATACGTCAGAACATCACCGCTATTTTTTTCTTTCACAAAAGCTTCAGTTGAAGCTGTTAGATCTATTCTGTCCTCTTGTCTAAGCTTATCAATAAAGCTATTCCAAAATCTACTTCCTACATTTTTAAGAGCAATCATTGATATTGCTGCTTGTATTTTGTGTAATTTTATAGTATTTCCCTGGAATCTAAAACCAGTATTGTATGTCGTCCCAAATGTTGTTGTGCTATTAGCATTTTCATCCACACCTTCAGTTCCCGGCTCAATAAATTCTCCGCGGTCACTTCTAATTGAGTCTCCGAAGTCAGTTTCTGGAAAACCTTTGGCATTTTTTGAACGCATGTTACTAAAATTAAGTTTTGTAAAGCCGCTATTCGTGTTAAAGTTTTGGGCAGAAGCATTATTGATATCTTCTAAAAATTCATAGGTTGCTTCTGTATCGCCAGGTGTTGATCCGTAAGAAAACCCGGATGACTTTAGGAGTAATGATGCACCAATTTGTTTAATTTTATCAATGTCTGTAATACCTTCACTATTTTGGTCATAAACACCAAACTTTTTTTGCAAATTAAGTGTACCTGAATTATTGGTCTTGTTCGGTTTTTCAAATTGTTCAATAGATTGGGGCTTTATCGTAAAAGATTGCTTGTTTGGGTTACCAACATTTGCAAATCGATTGTTTTCTAAAAACATTTTTTGCGTGGCTTGGACAATATTATTTTCGTCACCGTTAGGGTTTGTTAATGTTTCACCATATACGCTGCGTGGTCGACCTTGTATCTCTTTTAACTTATCATGGTTACTAAAGTTTTTACCCACCTTATCAATTAGTGTGTTCAGATCAGTACCAGATGCATCAAACTTACCGCTATTACTATTTTCATTTAATTTAGACTTAAGTACAGTACCTTGCTCAACAAAAATGTTTTCTGCACCTTGTAAGTCAGCCAGAACAAGATCATCGCCTCGATTACTAGAAGAAGCTTTTTCATTGCCACCCTTTATCTTAAATTCGTTACTTGAGTTATCAACTAAGAATTTTAAATAATCACCTAAAAGACCTTGCGCTTCATTGACCAGATCAACGAGAGGTTCTCCTGTTCCGGGATCAACACCTAAACCATCGGGTGATTCTTTCCTAACGTATGTTATGGAATCTGTTGCGTGACCTTTAGAGTTTAAAAAGTCTTTGAGTGTTTCTCTGGCCAATTTATACTCCTAAATTTTCTAAAATCATTTTTTTAATTTCATTAAATGATTCTTGTTTACTTGCCACTGTCTCTTGTGCGATTATAACAGGTGCAAGAAAATTAAGTAACTCATTTACATAAGTATCGATATGTTCAAGTTCTTGTTGAGATAATTCTATTTGCGCGACATATTGATATATCTCGTCTTTGATATTTTGATTAATGTTACTCATTGTTTATCCTCCTTCACCAACTGGAACGACTACTAATTCCTGACCATTTCTTCTATATACAGTTGCTGTCGTTTCAGCAAGCATATCCCCGTCTAAGTCTATTTGAATCTTCACCGGCACTTCTCTAATTTGATCCAACGTCGCCTGGTCAAAGCCAAACTTACCTTCTTCACCTCGTGCTATAGCTAATTCATTACCTTCTTCCATCTTAGCAACTCTCGTTGCATTATTTTGATTAACGATACTAATGGTCTTATTTAAGTCTGCTACATCTTTTGAAATTTCTCTTCTTTGAGATCTTATTACGCCGCCTTCTAGACCTTGCGCCTTGCCAGCTACTAGATCAACACCTTTACCGCCTAATTTTGCTGCACCTTTTACTACGTCACCGGAAATTTTTACACCTGTAGATAAAGCAGTATTGACCATCTCAAGTGACTTTGTGGCAGCAATGGTTTGTAAATCAATAGCAGCAATTCTTGTTTCAGTAGCAGCCTGTATACTCTCTTGCATTTTTATTGTTGAATCTTCATCAAACTCAAACTTTCTCATTTCTTTTCCAAGTTCAGCTGAGGCTTTGTGTGCTTCCATTAATCCTGCTTTTGATTCCATAATAGAGGGTATGATCGATTCTTTAAACGCAGTCATTGCATCTTTGGAAGAGCTAGCAAAGACGTCACCAAATTGCCCTGCAGCAGTTGTTAAGCCGTCCATACTCTCAGTAGCGTCAGTGGTTGCTGTCATTTCTGCCTGATCCACTGCTAACTCTCCTTCGCGCAAAAACATTTTCATTTGTGATACATTCATGTTAAGTTGACCAGCTAGCGCTCTCGCTCGAGCATTTGACATGTTTTCTACATCAATACCAGCATCCATTATTTCTTCGCGCATTCTAAATAAGAATTCTTCTTGATCTTCATTAGCAAGATATGTCATCTCCATAGCGTCCATTTGTATGCCAAAAAGTGCAGAAAGTTCACCCATTTTATCAGCTGCAGAGTCAAAACGCATAAACTGATCTGTGAGCCTGACAAAAGTATTGAAGTCCACACCTGTTTGCGCCAGTGCAGCAGAAATCCTACCAGCTGCATCGACGCCAATATTACCAAATCTATCAACGTCAGTGATAATCGCTACAATCTCTTTCTTTAATTTGTTTGCACCTGTACCTACCTGGTCAGCTAACACCTTAGACACGTTAGCAATTTCGCCTAGAACATCCGCATTGGCTTCTCCTGTGAATGCATACTGTCTTTTTAGAATATCAGACATGTCCTGCTCAGAAATTGAAAGTGATTTTTGGAAACCTAGGAGTGTTTCAGCCATATCGTCTGTTAGGTCTGCTGCCATCCCAGGCATGTCTGTCACAAATCGACTCATTAACTCCGTGTAAGCTGTCATGAACCCTTCGGCACCGTCTTCAAAGAGGTCGCTTACTTTAAAATTAGCAAGTGCGCCTTGAAACTTAACGGTTGACTCATAAGCATCAGTACCTCGTTTAAACATAGCCTCTGCTTGATCAAGTACTTTCTTAGTAATACCTTCAGCAATTTGTCCTTGCTCATCAGGAATTATAGATATACCACCAATTTGCTTTCTAGCATCATAAATGTATGCTAATTCTGCTTTATTAGCATCAGCTCTTTTTTGTTGATAGTCATACTGCTCTGCTGCTAATTGAGTTAATGTCTTTCCAGTCTTTTCAAACAATTTATCAGTCGAAACGCCGGCGCTCTTAAGAAACGAACTCATGTTTTTCTCGAGCGACTCAATTGATTTTTTACGCCCAACATCTTTACTGCCAGGTATTTCGTTACCTAAGCTGTCAAACTTGAGATCCTTTTTGTCATCTACTGTACCGGTAGAACTCATACCGGTTGCAACAGCATCAGATATTGCTTTTGTAAATTCACCTAAAGTTACTTCACCCAACGGGGTATTATCGCCTGCTGCCATATCCACACCTCTACATAATAATTATCTATTACAAAAACTTCTTATCAATTTGACTTTGAAACTTATTGAAGTCATCTAAACTATTATTTTTGTTTGTTGAGTTTGATCGCAATTCCTCGTGTAACTTATTTTTTTCGTCAAAATGCCTCGTTAATCTACGCAAGAACCATCTTCTGTAACGAATTGGTAACCTGTGCACCTCGGAATATGACATGTTGAGGTGCATTTGGAGAGCAAAGAATTCCTCGAGTATATTTTCTCTCCAACTATATACTGGGCCAAAAAAACTCGTGGGTGATAGGTATTGTGAAATTATTTTCATGATCACAATTAGCACAGTTATACTTCCACGACATGTCTATTCCCGGCTCTTGACCCTTAGCGTACATTCTTAGCTTTCTAGAATCTAGCGCAGGCATATTTTTGACAAAATGATGTATTTTATTTTTGTCTGATATCCCGTCAACTGACACAATTATTTGCTCTAAAAATCTTGTGACAGAGCTATCTTGTCTAATATTTAATGATTCCATTCTTTTTTGTCGAATTTCTTCTTCTTGTTCGTCTCTTCCTGTCAAAAACTTAAAAATAACAGTTTTTTTAGTAACAGGAAGTTTATAACTAAATAAGTTTTTACCTTCTTCAATAGGCATTTCTTTTAATCTTCTTATACCTAATGAGCTTAAATCAACAGTAATGTCATTTTTTGTGTTGCAATTTGCACACTTATGATTAACATCATAGTCACCACCATATCCAGTTATTCGAATTGATACTAGTATGGCATTTCTATCGCCATTTATTAGATCATCAATTTCAAATGTTTTGTCAATTAAACAAGACTTAATAAGATTTTGAATTACTGTACCTTCTTTTAAAAAAGCTTGACTAGTAAGAATATCTTCTTCTTTTGCTGTCATTGCTTTTATTTGTACAGTTTTCTTACCATATAATGTACTATCTGGGCTGTATATTTTCCCTTCAGAAGGAATAGGTACTAATTCTTGTGGTACTTCCCATCCGAATGTATCTTTCATCACATTTGACGTTGGTATATTGTTATCCATAAATTTCTCCAAAAAAAAACTCCTGTATATTCTACAGGAGTTTCTATTCATTGTTAATATAATTTAATCAGAACTGCATTACACAATTATCAACTTCAAGTGTCAAACTAACTTTCATTAAATCAGTGGCATCATAGCTTAAATTACCAAAAGTCGCGCTTGTTATAATTGCACCTTTAATATCCCACAATTCAACAACTGTCCCTATCGGATCTAACATCTTTAGTTGTATATCTCTTTTATAAAAATCAGCATAACCTGCTCGACCTGAAACAGACTCGTAGTGTGTCCTTATCCATTCCATTACTTGTTGTGCCCCTGAAGGAGCAATAGGGTCGTGAAGTTCAACGTTGATACTACCCCATTTAATTTTACCATCAGATATCATACGATAGCTATTAATAAACTTAATTTCTTGAGAACCTATCGACACATCAGGGCGCTTTGTTGATGTTACTAAAAATGAGTCTATGCCTTCAATCGCTAGGACCCATCGATAACCTCTTTTTGGTTCAAACTTGTTTGGTAACATATCTGTGACTGAAAGTGTTTCTGCCATTTTAATCTCCTTAATCTATACTATATATCTATTCACTAAATATTTGAACCAGCATTTGTTACTACAAAATCTAGCGCTACAAACTCAACAGAACGTGTTGGTTGTAAGAATATTTTTCCACGAATTGTGTTGTTTTCTACATCAGCCTGTGTTGTTGTCGATGTATCAATAACTGCTTTAAATCTTTCAACACCACTTTGTTCTTGTACACGCTGTAAAATTGGATTGACGAGTGATGTAAATCTTTCAAGTGTCTCTTCTCTGTTCGGTTCGAATAATAGTGAATTAGCAATGTTTCTAATCTTCCTACGTACGTCAATCAGTAGCCTTCTTACATTAATTCTATCTAGCGCAGAATTATCGGCTTGTAAAGTCTTTTGGCCCCAAATAGTAATACCTACACCTGGAAACTCTGCGATTGGATTGATATCTGCTTCGTAAAGATCATCAAGGTTTGTCCTATTCAGTTTTACAGAAGGCATCTCAACAGTGTTTAGTGCGCCTCTTGTAAATCCTGCAGGTGCAAACCATGGGTGAGCAACTCGATCGTTAAGCGAATAAGCACCTAAGACTGCAACTGATGGCGGAACTTGTACTAATGTTTGTGTGCTTGGGTCAGTAACGACGACATCCGGAAAATATGCTGCAGCAAATGATGTGTCTAAAGCTCTATTTTTAAAAGATGTCACTGTATTTGACACGTGTGGTTTTTGAACTGATGAAGTAATCACTGTGTTAACTTGATCGCGTTCCTCAATATCCATTATGTATATCGCGTCGAATCGATCTTCAATTTTCTGAATAGCATAGTCTGTGACAGAAGAATGTCTAATTCCTGGAACAGCTAGTACTTGAATATCTACATCATCTTTTGAATTCATGATGTTGAGTGCTTTCCTGTATGAAGCAACTGTGTTATCACTAACACCTGACGAAGAAGTGTCATCCATTTCTCTTTTCACTGCTGTGTTTGAAAGTTTACTTTTTTCTTCATCAAACATGTTAACGCCATCAAAACCACCTTGGGCAAAGAATGTGAATTTTGCATACCTTGTGTTGGCAACTTTACCAAGATCATCAACTGAAAAGCCTCTTACTTTTGTTCCATGATTAATATCACCTACAGAAGCATTTCTTCTTAAAAATGATGCGCTTAGCCATTGTTCAGGATCAGCTAGTCCATCGGCTCCGGTCCTTACTAAAATATTTTCTAAACTAAATTTGTTATTATTGAATCTATCGCTATCTAGTATGGCGCCATTCGAATCAGCTGTACCAGCGTTGTTTCCAACAGAAAAGTTTGGACTGTCTGTTCTGTGTGAAGGGAAGTGCTTTGAGTAGGTGTTGAAAGATTTATCAAATAAACTGGCTAAGTTTGGTTGTGTTGCGCTGGTCTGCCTGACAGTGTTGACACCCCAATACAATCGAGTGTCTGATTTTTTCTGTATACCAGTGCCAACAGCAATTGTTTTTCTATATGGTACTGGAGGCTCAACAATTGATTGGACAATTGTCGACACCATGTAAGCATTGTCTGGTTCATTAGCAAGTAATGATCCACTTGTAACTAGGTGATTAGGGCCTCTAAAACCAAGCGGCAGTGCTGTATTTTCGCCTATACCTGAAGCAACATCAGCAGCAACTTCAACTCTAATGTATCTAGATCTTACTGGGTGATTACCCTCGACAATTAATTTTTGGCTTGCTTCTGCAACGTCAAAGTTATATTTAATATCTTGATCACCAATTACTCTTGCAATGTAACGATCTGACATAGGATCCAGGCTAAGACCTCTAAAAGATTCTACAACTCTTGGTTCTTCATCCGTATCAGTAAACTGTCTTACAATTAAGTCAAACGTTCCGTATAGATTTGTTGTCGATGATGATTTTCTTATATTTTCAATTGAGAATTTAAATTTATTTGAAACACCAGCACCAGCTGACAACATGTGAATTCTAAATAGATCTTTTGGTGTACCAGCAAAATTTTGCGAAATAATGAAGGGCGAAGAAGCGTGAGTAAATCTGTCTCCAAAGTCTTCATAGTTTGGAACTGTTGATGATCCGGCGTTTCTAGCTAACGAAGATGTGAGTAAAAGTGCAATATCTTCTTTTGTTTTTTCTGGGTTAGCGTATACACCGGCTTTTAAAGCTCCGCTACCTGTAACAACTGCTAAGTCAGGATAAACATCATAATGACCATAAAGCAAATGGCCTTCTTCTTCTATTTTAAAAGGATTTGTATTGAGAATGTTTGCAAAATAATTTGGGGACGTCATGTCAAAAGATGCAGTAATGTGTGTTGTTTTACTAACATCAGTATTACCATACCCGTTCATTAACAATACAAATTCTTGTGTTGCTAGATTTAATGAACCAGTTATTGAACCTTCGCGACCTGATATTACGTTGTCAGCAGATGTTGCTGTTGATGTTTTTAACGGCGCTTG